GCCTCCTCCTGCTGGAGCCGGAGCTGCTCTTTCTTCTTTGCGAAGTCGCCGATCTTTCTCTTCAGGATCTTCTCGGCGGCCGCCAGGGGGTCGAGCATCTGCTTCTTGTGCTGGTTTACCGCCGTATAGGCTTCGTAGGTGGACTTCCGCATGGGCTCCCAGTAGTCAGTCACCTGCTTCTGCATCTGCTTGACTTGCTTGGTGAGCTCGCTGGCGATGATGTAATCATCATCGGTCTCCACGGACAGGGCGGTGGCCTTCTGCTCAATGAGGCTTACCTCTTCATCGAGCTGCTCCTCTACTCTGCTGGGGGATTGCTTCGTGCCAAGGACAAGGGCATTGTTTCCGACAACTTTTGCTTCGTTCATACTGACACTCCTCTCGATTTTTATTTGTAAGACTGTTCATAGTCGTACAAGCATTTCAGGGCCCCGAGGACACGGAGCCGCGCCGGGTCCTTCGCCGGGAACTCCGGGAAGTCCCACTTCCCGTCTTTTTTCATGTGCAGGATGTGCTTCTTCCCCACCGTAACGCCATGTGAGGCGAGGGCCTGCGAGTAAGCCTCAAGCTGGACGCCACAGCTCATCTCAATCAGGCGGTAGGTTGTCTTGAAGTCCACCAAAGTCACAAGCCCATCAATGATGCACAGGAGGTCGATTGTCCCTCCGTACTGCAAGAGCTTGTGGTAAATCTTCATCTCAGAGGCAAGAACCTCCGGCTGGTATCTATCCCACCACTCCCGGAAGCCGTCAAAGTACCCCCTATGCTCCGCCGGAACGTCCTCGATGCCGAACTTAATCCAGTTCTCGATGCTGTTATGCACTGAAGTCCCCTTGTTTGCGGCGTTCTCCAGCGTCTTGGCTCCCACGCCGGCGTAGCAGGTATCCTTCAATGGCTTCATCAGCTCCGAGACGCTGGGGATCTCCACGCCGTTCAGCCGGTAAATATGAGGGCCCTCCTCAAATGTCAGCTCAGTGAGCTCCGGGATCTTAACCGTCGTAGCCGTCATAGATGTCCTCCTCGCTGGCCGTTCTCCAGTCGTGCCCAGCCGTAGTTACCAGCTCACAGTATGGAACCTCGTCAATACAGTCCTCGCAGTAGATGCGTCCATCCAGGGTTCCGCACTCCTCGTCCAGTTCAATCACTCTGCCACAGACACCGCATTTCACAATCCTTCCGGCCGGAACGTGTTCCCATCCCCCACCGAGCAGAGGGACCAGCTCGCAGTACGGCATGTCGTCGATGCACTTATCGCAATAGTCCAAGCCGTCAATTCTGGCGAACTCATAGCCCGGAGTGATGGGTTCCCCGCACTTTCGGCACGTGGTGACAGCCGGCGGGTCTGGAGCATTTGGACAGCCGTTCAAGCATGGACTGTGTCTGCATATCTGGCACATTCGTTAAGCCTCCCCAGGAAGTTGATTTGCTTCCGCATGATAAAATCCTCAAGCTCGTTCTTCAGCAGGATCGGGACATAGCTCTCGTCTTTGCTGTTCAGGTCCGCTTTCCTGATGGTGTTTCTGGCGATCTCGAACACCTCGTTGAGGTCGAACCGATACCCAGTCCTGCTCTGAACCTCAAATACCACATCGGCCAGCTCCTCGCTGTTCAGCTTCTCTGGGTCAATCATTACCGACTACCCCCGCCCATTCCTCGGCCACCGCCAATACGTGGCGGCTGTAAGTGCTGCTGGTCTCTCCTTTGCTGAACACATGCTCATAGGCGCCGCCCTCTCCGTAGTTGTAACAGGTCAACGCCTTGTTCCAGTCTCCGTACTTCCCGTACAGGTCGGACAGCATGTAGATGCCGGCCTGGAGGTTCTGGTGCGGGTCCCTCAAATCCGTAATTCCAATGGCCTCTCCGAGCCACTCCCGGTTGATGCTGTTGATCTGCATGTACCCATAACAGCTTCCGTTCTCGGCATCAGGCTGAAACGAACTCTCCGACTGGATGACTCCCAGGGCAATCGAATGTGGGACGCCGTACTCCTCACACCAGTTCAGGATGCAGGACTGCGTTTCCCGGTCCAGCGGGATCTCCTCAAAGAACGGCTCCGGCTCTTCCGCTGGCACTGCTTCCGCCGTTTCTGTTGCCATTGGCTCGGCATCGAGCGGTTCTCCCGTTTCTACTGGGAGGTGAACAATCTGGTATTCATCCTCGTCCTCCCGAAAGACAACCTCTGCCACTGCAACCTTTTCCGTCTTAACGGCCTCGCTTGCCACGTCCTCCGGCTCATCGAAAGTGAAGCTCGCGCACATTGCCCCAAGAGCCAGTACCGCCGTTGCCAGCAATATCCGCTGTCTTCTCACCCGTCTGGCGCGCCTGCGCCTCCGTTCGCTTCTGCTCATGATGCTTTCTCCTCTTCCTTTTCGTTTTGCTTCGCGCAGAATGGGCCAATGTTGATGAAGCCCAACTTCCTGATCGCCTCGTCGAGGTCCTTGGCGGTCCTGATGCCGTACTCCTCGGCCAGGATTTTCATTACCTCATTTGGGTTCGGTGCCATCATCTACCTCCCCCAGAGCAATCTCTCCAATCGTCTTCAGCTCGCTCACTGTCTTTGCCAAGCTGTCGAGATAGTCGAGGACCTCTTTCAGCTCAGGCTTTTCGTCGTCAGTGATTTTCCCATCCTCGGCTATGTCGAGCAGGGAGTCTTTGATCTCCTCCAGCCTGTCTACCCTGAGCCCCTTCAGCAGCTTCACCGTCACTCGGTCTATGTCCACCACTTCATCGGAGATGGAGTGCCGGCACCCTATCGGGCACTCATGCAGGCAGTAGTAGTTCAGCAACTGGGGCGCATTGTAGAGGTCAGCCATGAGGACCGCTTTATCGACCGGCATACACTTGGTGAGCCCAAGCTCCGCGTCGGCAACAGCCGAGACGGACATACCGAGCCTTTCTGCCGCACCTTCCCGGCTACATAGCCTGTCATCGTATTCAGCGGCCTTTTTCCGTGCCTCATACCACGGGTTGCCGGCGGCTTTTCTGGCTTCACGGCCCATTTTTTTCGCACCCCCAATCGCTTATAATAGCCGTAGTGACAAAGAGATTTAACCAGTTGGCTACTCCGTGGGTAAAAGAAAAGACTCCCCCACGGGTGACGCCGAAAAAATCAGGAAATCGGCATCATCCCATCGAAGAAGTAGTCGTTCACCTGTGCGGCGGTCAGGCTGAGCAGACGAGCGACGGTCACTTTCTCCGGGTCGGTAAACCTAACAAGGCCCCGTTCCTTCTTTCCGTAGGAAGCCTCCGTGATGTTGAGCTGCTGCGCCATGTACTTCTGCGACAATCCAAGCCTTGTTCGGGCTCCTTTGATCTCGAGCGGTTTCATGATAAGTTCACCTCCCTGCTCACTTGAAATCGGCTTGTATTAACCGTTGAGATTATTATACTTAACCAGTTGGCTAAAGTCAATAGGTTTTTGGATTTTTTCAGAAAAAAAGTTGCGAAAGCCGCCAAAAAGTAATACAATGGCTAATACAAGGCAACACTCTGGTATAGGGGGTCTACCAACATGGAAATATCTTTCGACTTCTCTGCTTTTCAGAAAAACCTTCGCAATCTCATAGACAGCCACGGCATCACGGTCAAGGGCCTTGCGGAAGACGTCAACATCTCTCACGTCACCATTTCCCGTTATCTCAATGGCCACAGAGAGCCGGATCTCAAATACGTCCTCTCTCTGGCTCAATACTTCAAGGTCTCAATCGACTGGCTTCTCGGCTTCAGCGACGACCGCTATGAGGTGCTGCCGCAGGAATCCAGGGAGCTCATCACACTCTTCAACAAGGCATCGCCCGATGACCGGCGGGTCATTGAGGCCGTGCTCAGCAAATACAGAGAGGAGAACTGACCATGTCTTTCGGCAAGAAGACGGGTCGCTCTGCCTTCTTCGCCGTGAATGGTACGGAGGTAGTGCACCTAAATGAATCCCCAGTAAACCAAAGTGAGCTTGCCTGCATCGGCCGGTCCGTTGCTATCCGCTCAGGCGGGATCTTCCTTTGCAATGCCGACCTGTTCGTCTCACACTCCGGCGCTATCCTGTGTCGCCTGTATGGCCTCTT